TCAAGCAACCCTACTAGGGTGGCTTCAGCAACTACAACCACAACCACAACTACAAACAAAACCCCCCCTACCCCCCTTGCTCGTGACGCGATGAAGCGTCTGCTCATGCGCGAGCCAGCCTGGCGTACGCGGGTCGAACGGGCGGGGGCGGGGGATTGGTATGTCAAGGGGGAGGACGGACAGCAGAGGGCCGTCACCGAGGACGAGGTCATCTCCGACGGGATCGCCGTGATGACCGCCAAGGTTGAGCAGGAGCGCGAGCTCACGCTCGCCAAACTGCGAACCAACGGTCTCGCTGATGGCGAGGCCGAGGCCATGTACCGACGATGGCTCGCCGAATACCTCGAAGGCGGTCAATCCCCAGCGACAGTCGTGCGCAACGATCTCGCCGACAAGAGCGTCCGGAACATCGCAGCCGTGTGGAGGGCACGGCTAGCCGCCCCGTACAATCCCGGTCATGGCACGCAAGCGCAAGTCGTCGAAGCAGGTGCTGCTGGCCGGCCTCGATGACTGCATCCTCGGCGTGCACTACCCCCGCGCCGGCGAGGCAGGTCCGCCGGTGGTCGTCTACAGCGCGGACATGATCGCAGCCCGCCTACGCGACGATCAGGGCATGACCCAGGTCGAAGCACGGTGCTTCGTCACCGACGAGATCGAGGCACGGTGGATGGGGCCGGGCACACCACGCCTAGTGTGGGCGGCAACCATCCAAGATTTCGGCATAAACAGCACCAAGGACTGATATAATCACGCCATGATCGTACGAAGCTTCGATGACTGGAAGGCCGCCGTGCGCGAGCACATGGCACAGACCGGACAGGTCACCAACGCGCTGGCTGTTCGCATGGACGCCGAGGACCGCATGGCAGCGCACAACGTGCGGTGCCTGCTTTCGGACGCCCCCAAGATCAGGCGCAAGGGCTGCAACCTCGCCAGCGCAATCGCCATCGCCGAATCCGTTGGACTGGAAATCCATCTTTCATACAAGAATGAAACCTGATGCCAAGCAAATCACCCGCCCAGAAGCGCCTGATGCAGGCGGCAGCGCACTCCCGGTCGTTCGCAAAGAAGGTAGGCGTCCCTATGTCCGTCGCAAAGAAGTTCGTCAGGGCGGACAAGGCCAAGGCGAAGGCCAAACGCCGCGCCCGCTAGGCGAAACTCCCAGAAAGCGCGGTGGGCAAACGGTTTACACACAGGAATTGGCCGACGAGATCTGTCTGCGCCTGTCCAATGGCGAATCGCTCAACGCCATTTGTAAGACCACCGGCATGCCAGGCGAGGCAACCGTCAGGGACTGGCAGTTGAATGACCTGAACGGATTCGCCGCGAAGTACGCGCACGCGAGAATTGCACAAGCGCACCGTTGGGCTGAGGAGATCGTCACCCTGTCAGACATGACCCCCCCGCTTACCCCGGACGGTCGGTACGACTCTGGCGCCGTAGCTCACCAGCGCCTCATGGTCGATACGCGCAAGTGGTTGCTGTCAAAGGTGTTGCCCAAGGTGTATGGCGACCGCGTCAATCTGGATCACGCTGGCGAAATCACCCTGACCGTCATCACAGGCGTGCCAAGTGCCGATAAGCCTTGACTACAACCCGCGCCAGTGGCAGCGGGAATGTCACCTGAAGCGCAAGCGGTTCACCGTTCTTGCCCTGCACCGACGTGCCGGCAAGACTGAACTTGCCATCATGGAGCTTCTGGACAAGGCTCTGAAATGCAAGCAGCCGCTCGGGTTCTACGTGTACATCGCTCCGTTCCTGCGCCAGGCAAAGGCCATCGCGTGGGCTCGTCTCAAGGACAAGCTTCGCCCGATGCGCACGACCGGGGCCATCGACATCAACGAAGTGGATCTGGCCGTCGTTTTCAAACACAACGGCGCGACCATCCGCCTGTTCGGCGGCGACAACCCCGACGCCCTGCGCGGCGTCCGTCTCGACGGCTGCGTGATTGACGAGGTCGCGCAGATCAAGCCCGAGGTCTGGACCGACATCGTGCAGCCTGCCCTGTCCGACCGCAAGGGCTGGGCGATGTTCATCGGAACGCCGTCCGGAATCAACCTGTTCAGCGAGTTGTTTTATCGCTCCAACGGCCTCGAGGACTGGTGGTCTGCCCTCTATACCGTCGATGATACGGACGCCATCGACCGTGACGAGGTCAAGCGCCTGCGCCGCGACATGCCCGAAACGGCGTTCGCTCGTGAGTACCTGTGTGACTTCAGCGCCGCCGGCGACGACCAGCTCATTACCCTGTCCGACGCCGAGGCGGCAGCACGGCGCAAGTACCCCGACGGCGACATCATCGACTCCCCGCTGGTCGTTGGCGTTGACCCTGCCCGGTTCGGTGACGACCGCAGCGTGATCGTGCTGCGCCAAGGGCTCGTCGTGTTCGAGCCGCAGGTCTACCGTGGGATCGACAACATGGGCCTGGCTGGCCGTGTCGCCAACGTCATCGAGGAGCGCGACCCAGACGGCGTGTTCATCGACGTCGGCGGGGGTGCCGGCGTGATCGACCGGCTGCGCCAGTTGGGCTACGGGATCGTCGAGATCAACTTCGGCGGCAAGGCCAACAACCCCGGCTTGTTCGTCAACAAGCGCACCGAGATGTGGTGGACGATGCGCGAGTGGATGGAGCAGGGCGGCTCAATTCCCAACGACCCGTACCTGAAGGCCGAACTCGCCACCCCCACGTATTCGTACGACTCCAACGGCAGGCGCGTGCTCGAATCCAAGGACGACATCAAGCGCCGGCTACAGGGCGGGGCCAGCCCGGACATCGCCGACGCGCTGGCGCTTACGTTCGCGTTCCCCGTTGGCAAGCAACTCCCACGCGAGGTGCGCGACCGCATCGACACTCGGCCAGGAGACTACGACCCATACGAGGGCATGCAATGATCCGACCAGCAACCCGCGATGACGTTCCTGCGCTGCTGACGATGGGCAGGCAATTCATCCAGTTCAGCGAGTACAGGTCGATCAACGACCATCTGACCGACGAGCAACTAGCGAACGGTATAAGCGCGGTCATCGACTGCGGAGTTTCGTTTGTTGCGCTCAACGGCGAGCAAATCATCGGCGTCATTCTTGGCGTGGTAGGCCCGCTCTGGTTTGCTCCGCACATGCAGACTGCTGTGGAGCTCGCGTGGTGGGTTGACCCTGCGTACCGTGGCATGGCTGGCATCAGGCTCATGCAGGCGTTTGAGAATGAGGCCAAGCGCCGAGGACTCAAGTACGTGGCGATGAGCGATCTCGTGATGAATGGGCGAGATGAGACACCTGCCGCAAGAATCCTCGGCATCATGGGTTACACTCTGACCGAGCGGATGCATTCCAAGGAGATCTGACATGGCATTGTTTACGGCGATTGGTACGGCTCTCGGTGCTTCGGCAGCAGCAGCAGCAGCGACTGGCGCGGCTGTCGCAGGAGCAGCAGCAGCTGCTGGCGGTTTGGGTTATTCGATGTATGCCGGCGAACGTGCCGACAAGGCTCAGAAGCAGGCGCTCGGCGAGCAACGGCAGGCCCAGCAGCAGGCCGCTGCACAGGCCGCATCGCAGCAGCGCCGCAGTGCGCAGGCGATGGCAGCGGCCAACCGCAGGCAGCCAGACATGAGCAGCATTATGGCGGGAGCAGCCGAGGGCGCAGGTGGCGGTCCGACCAGCACCATGCTGACTGGGCCGACTGGCGTCAACCCGCAGGATCTGGCGCTCGGGCGCAGTTCACTCCTCGGAGGCTGACATGGCCGCGTTCGGCAACATCAGACCACCAGCCAGCGACCAAGGCACGGCAGATGCATCCCGTCCGTGGATGACTATTCCCAAACAGCCAAGCGGTGGTACTGGTGGATTCTTTGGTGGGAAACCGCAAGCCGAACAGCGTCCGTTCTTTTCGCCGATGAAGACCGAGGATCTGGTCAAACTCAGCGCAGAGGATCGCGAGGCATATTTTGCCGACTTCGCCAAGTACGGAAATCCACTATCCGGATTGCGGCTCATGGCTGGACCCGGTGGAGGAATCATGGGTGCGCAAGGTGGAGGATTGATGGGCGTCGGCGCGTTGATGGGAGCCGCGCAGATGTCACTTGAGAACCAGCGTCAGGCACTGAACGACCTGCTGTACCCACGCGCACCGGGCGGTTTCCTGCCACGGGCTGTTCAAGGTCAACGCACCCCTAACGCACCAGGCGCACGATGAGCGAATACACCAGCGACGCACAGTCCTACCCAAGCGCACCAACCCGCGACAAGCTGTTCACGCGATGGGGGCAGCTCAAGTCTGAGCGGGCGTCGTGGCTGTCGCACTGGCAGGAGATCACCACCTACCTGCTCCCGCGCAACGGCAGGTACTTCCGCCAAGACCGCGACAAGGGCTGGCGCCGGCACAACAACATCTACGACAACACAGGCACCCGCGCATTGCGCACGCTCGGAGCCGGCATGATGGCGGGCGCGACCAGCCCGGCACGGCAGTGGTTCAGGCTGGCGACTGCCGACCCGGAACTGAACTCCTATCAGCCCGTCAAGTTGTGGCTCGATGACGTGACGCGCCGCATGCAGTTGGTCTTCCAGAAGTCCAACACCTACCGCGCCCTGCACACGATGTACGAGGAACTCGGCGCGTTCGGTACGGCCACGAGCATCGTGCTGCCCGACTTCAAGAACGTCATCCACCACTACCCCGTCACGACGGGCGAGTTTTGCATTGCCACCGACGCGCAGGGCCGCGTTGACACGCTGTACCGCGAGTTCGAGATGACAGTCTCCGCGATGGTCAAGGAGTTCGGTTACAAGAACTGCTCAACCACCGTGCGCAACATGTGGGATCGAGGCACGCTAGACCAGTGGATTCCGGTCATTCACGCTATCGAACCGCGTTCCGACCGCGACCACAGGAAGCGCGACAACAAGAACATGGCGTGGGGCTCGTGGTACTTTGAAGTCGGCGGCGAGGACGGCGTGTTCCTGCGCGAGAGCGGGTTTGAACAATTCCCCGCGCTGGTCCCGCGCTGGGCCACCGCCGGCGGCGACATCTACGGCAACAGCCCGGGCATGGAGGCGCTCGGCGACATCAAGCAGCTACAGCACGAGCAGTTGCGCAAGGCGCAGGCCATCGACTACCAGACCAAGCCGCCGCTCCAGGTGCCCGTGTCGATGAAGAACCGCGACGTCGAGACGCTGCCCGGCGGCATCTCGTTCGTGGACGGCGCGTCAGCGGGCATCAAGACGGCGTTCGAGGTCAACCTGAACCTCCAGTACCTGCTCAACGACATTCAGGACTGCCGCGAGCGCGTGCGTGGTGCGTTCTACGCCGACATGTTCCTGATGCTGGCGGGCCAGCCGAACACCCGCATGACGGCCACCGAGGTCGCCGAGCGCCACGAGGAGAAGCTGCTGATGCTCGGGCCCGTGCTCGAGCGCCTACACAACGAACTGCTCGACCCGCTGGTGGACATCACGTTCACGCGCATGTTGCA